ATGACCGGCAATAATATTGTTCTTTTCCGTGAACGCCTGACTGCACTGGTGCGTTCATTACAGATTGCGCCTGACGTTGCCGAAAATCAGGTACTGGACCGGATGGCGCTCTGCTTTCGCAAGTTGCTGAATTTTTTCGCTGAAAACAATGAACTGACGCAGCAGGTGTTTTTGCTGCCACCTCTGGCGCAAGAAACACAGCGTTTGCTGATCAACCTGATGGCAGAAAACCTCGTGCAAAATCAGCAAAGCAAACTTTTCCGCAAAGAAATTTCTGCCGTCATGCTCGCGCAATGTTTTACCGGCATGCTGGTACAATTCACGCAAGATCCCGCTGATCCGGCATTACGTCATCAGCAAAGTCTGGCCTGTGCAAAACTGTTCTGCGAAGGCGTTTGGCTGCGGGAGTTATAGTTCAAAACTTCATAAAGAAAGCAAAAATGGTTGGTTCAGTTTGTCGTTCATAAAAGGTTTACTACGTTCATTCCCGCGGCAGGCATCGTTTGCCACGATTTTGAAACCAGCGTTAAAGAAAGCTTTGATTTTAAAGCTGCGATTAACCGGAGGCCTGTATGTCAATCACTGTACACACTGCTGAGCGCCGTTCGCTATGGCAACGTATCACGCACCGCAAGGTCAGTTATCCACCAGCGGAGAGGGCGCAGGATACATCCCGTCTGCTGGAAAGCTTTCTCGCCACAGGCTGTCTTTACGGTATTGATGTGGGGAACAGTGATCCGGCCTGGTTTCGCCGCTCCTGATCGTTATATCCGTTTATTGCGGTTCAGTTACTGGAACGAGCTGTGCCATGAGAGAAGCCTTCTCCTGAAATTATGTGCTGTACCCTGAATAGCCGGTGTTTCCGCTGCGGATAACGCAACCGTGATATCTGTTATTCAGGTTGTTGTGGAAAGTCTCTCTGACCTCGTCGTAGAAATTTTAGTTCTCTCTCATTTGTTGAGCCCATAACTTTCGCCGGTTATGGGTTTTTTTATGCAAAAAAAAGCCCCGCAGTCAGGCGGGGCGACATACTAACGCCGTTAACAGGGGTAAAACGGCGACTAAAAAGAATATAAGTAAAACCAAGGAAGGGTAAATAGGATTGCAGTGATGATTCCACAACCCGGAAATAAAGTACCACAGAAAAATATATAATTATAAATACATATTTTATATGAAATTAACTATAACATTCATTCGAAATATTGATAATACCGACAGAAATAATTAGTAATAAATAATAAAATTAAAACCGATAATTTATCTACAGAACCACGGAACTCTGCAGGTAATATTAATACGAGTCTAACTCATTGAAAATATATATATAATAAATTCAAGTATCCAATTAAATGATAAAGGAATACATCATGAAATTAAAAGCATTGGCACTTATTATCCCGGCATTACTGGTTGCAGGCGCAGCTCATTCCGCAGAAATATATAATAAAGACGGCAATAAACTGGACCTGTATGGCAAAGTTGATGCACGTCACCAATTTTCAGATGATGCAGGTCAGGACGGCGACGTAACGTATGTTCGTGTAGGCTTTAAAGGTGAAACCCAAATTACCGATCAACTGACCGGTTACGGCCAGTGGGAATACAACGTCCAGGCTAATAATTCTGAAAGTACAGGTACATCAGGCAACGCCACCCGTCTGGGCTTTGCAGGTCTGAAATTCGCTGACTTCGGTTCATTCGATTACGGCCGTAACTACGGCGTTGTGTATGACATTGAAGCCTGGACCGATATGCTGCCAGTGTTCGGCGGCGATACCGACACCTCTTCTGATAACTTTATGGTTGGTCGTACTAATGGCGTTGCGACTTACCGTAATACAGACTTCTTTGGTGAAGTAAAAGGCTGGAACTTTGCACTGCAATATCAGGGTGCGAATGATGGCGATAACAACAGCGAAGACATTAACTATACACCAGCAGGTGAAGGCACGAATAATGGCCGCGACGTTCGTCATCAGAATGGTGATGGCTATGCTCTTTCTACCACTTATGACTTCGGTATGAGTAACAACTGCTAACTGCCTATTATTTCAGAGGAAATGTTCATCCCTGCAAAACTCCTGCAAAATTCTTCTGCAAAACGGCATCTTAATTAAACAACAACTTCCTTCCAGTCTTTCCCCCGGTCGTCGTTATACTTCTCCGTCATTTGACTATTTTTATGTCCAAGTAAAACTTGCGTGTTTATGCCTTGCTCTCTGAACAAGCGTTCCGACAATGATCTCTGTTCATGGAATGTTGGAGGATTCTCTCCCTCCCACAGCAGACCACTTTTATCTCGGGCTTCTGCAAATCCTTTTGAGAGTGTGCTTTTAGTTATCTGCCCACCACGGGTACAGTTTCTTCGTGAACGGTGATGATGCAAGATCCACTGACTCAAAACAGAATCTCGGCATTCAGCTATCACATCCTGAAGAGACAGCCTCAGCGCCTCACATTTCAAAGAAAGGGGTATAGCCACTTTAGCCCCGGTTTTTTGCTGAACTATATGAAGTTTGTCATCCCAGATATCAGTAAATTTCAACTTTGATATATCTCCTATCCGTTGGCCTGTAATTAAGGCTAATAGCATTGCCCTAGGAATATGCACCGGTAACGTTAATGCAGCCGAATAAATGGCTTTCCATTCATCAAATGAAAGTCTCTGTCGTGAAACTTTTGCCCGAGGTTGTTTTGTTGCCTTCGCAGGGTTATAACCAGCCGGAACTTCACCTGCATGCTGAGCTTCTTTGAATACATCACTTAGATTCGAACGCACCATCTGCGCCATCCTTCCCTGACCTTTTTCAATGTAAATATCGAGGATCCCAGCAATATCTCTGGCACCTACTTCCGACAATGGTTTTATCCCGCAATGAGAAATTAATGCTCGTAAAGAAGGTTCCCGCAGTTTCGCAGTATCGGGCTTTATTTCGCCAGCCTTAACCCTTTCTAGCTGAATCGTTCTATATTTATCAACCCATGCATTGGTCGTGATGCCTTTATTCACTTCACGGCTAATTTCATTTCTTACTCTCAGGAGATTTGCCATTTTCCTCTGATTGAGTTGCATATTCGCATCTATTGCGATTGCTTTTGCCTCCTCTTCGTTGTCCCCCAAACCGTGGAACTTACCTGTGGCTGGATGCTTGTAACGCCAGTAAACCTTATTGGTTCTGGCGTCCAAGTAGCACGACAGCCCGGGAATATTCACGTTATATTTACGTGGACGTGCCATCTTCGAGAATCCTCATTAAACGTGGATCTATATCCTTGTTGATCACAGGCTTCTCAGCTATCCCAATGAAACGCGCTGATGCTTCAACACGCCAGCACCGCCCGGCTTTAAAGGGCAGGGGGTATATCATTCCATTTTTCGCATACCTCATCAGCGTTGGTCTGCTAGGGATTGGCGCGGAAAACTCTTCGAGAGCCCATTCATCAAGCGTTAATGTTCTCGTCATATATCACTCCACACGTTTAATTATAGCCGGTTGCACACCGGTTTACTGACTGAACCGAAATCGGCCGTAATATTTCCCAGCTCGCCACCACAGCATTTTCTCGCCTGGTGGCATTGCTGGCGCAAACTCAACTGGAACAAACCACAGATTAAGCATTCTTTTCACAAAAACACGCCGGACGAAATACGAACGGGTTGTTTCAATCATGACTGCATTCCTAAATAAGTAATTCCCAGATTTCGGCGTGAGCGAATCCCTTGCCAGCATTGGCAATTAAATTTCAGTAATAACGATTCACTAAATGCCCCAGTGGACCAGGGCATTTAAGGCCGCGCTATCAGGCTTTGAATTCGCCGATACAGCGGCGCACACCGCGAGAAATCACTCACACACATAGACAAGGGCGGCCGGTAATGCACAGGGCGTGCTGGGTGGGTGCCAGCGACCCTTGTCTATGCCTGCGAAAAAACTGGCGGTGGTCATGATCAGAACATTATCTTCGCTCCCCCTGATGTTGGATGGTTGAAGAGTCATGCCACCGCCGAAAGACAGCTACATACAGCAATTATCGAGGTTCCACGTGCCCCAGTGGACGAGGGCATTTAAGGCCGCGCTATCAGGCTTTGAATTCGCCGATACAGCGGCGCACACCGCGAGAAATCACTCACACACATAGACAAGGGCGGCCGGTAATGCACAGGGCGTGCTGGGTGGGTGCCAGCGACCCTTGTCTATGCCTGCGAAAAAACTGGCGGTGGTCATGATCAGAACATTATCTTCGCTCCCCCTGATGTTGGATGGTTGAAGAGTCATGCCACCGCCGAAAGACAGCTACATACAGCAATTATCGAGGTTCCACGTCGATCTGAATGGGCGGCGGGAGTCGAACCCGCAATCGGGTAGGGAACCCGACCATCACCTGATGCTGGCCACAACGGAGAGAGCACTATCTGGACTGTAGGATGTTGAAAGCTTTGCCAGCTTGCTCACCGTCAGTGCTCTTTACGTTATGCACTCATTCAAGAATCTAAACGTCTGCTATACTTATCATTGGAATAAGAAAATTCTTAATAATCTGATTAAGATCATCACTTATCCATGAGTTAAAAATGCCCGATATAAAACTTATCTGCGAAAAATGTAATTCTGAGAGATTCAATGTCACTTCTGACGTCGTATTCTCTGAGACTATCTCCTCCATCGTATGTGCAGTGTGTAAGCATCCAGTTAACGTTCATGAAGTTGTAACCTTCCGCGAAATTCCATATCTGACGCTAGTCCCTGACTTACAGAACAACTAATCCCTAAACATCGGCAAGAACACTTTTCAACTGTGGTCATGAGTGACTTCGGTTGATGAGCTCCTCAACCCAAGTGTTCTTGCCGTTGTATGCCTGGTCACTTCTCCACCTCAGGCGGCGGTGTTATCTTGGTAGTTCTCACACAGCCAAGAAGGAAATGAAGGTGGAAAACGCTTCGACTAATTTAGTCACTTTAGCCCGTAGGATTGAAGCTCTTGAGAACGCATTCACGGTAGCGCTTCATTCCGTTTCAACCGCCTTACCCACAGTAAAGAGCGACGTCATTGAAAATCTAAATCGTCATGCTCAAGCTTATAAAGGTAAGGATCCTGCCGTTGCCTTGGCAACCAAGTTGCTTATTAACCGAATTGAAGCTTTCAATCCGAAGATAAGAGATTAATTTTGGTAATCTCGCCGCCTTCCAAAAAGGCGGCCACTTGGTGTGGATGCTTTTGCAAGATTTCAGAAACAGTTTCTTCAATTAACTCTTCATTCGAAGACCCAAAACCAATAATTTTCGGTTCTTGCTTATCCATCCTGATACCTCATCAAGCTGCTTCGCTCTTGCCGTTGTACTGCCGATGGGGAAAAGATAAAACATAATTGCGAATAACGCAAGTATTAAATTGCACATTACGCAATTATACAGGCAAAAAAAAACCGCCCCTGATAGGCGGTTCGTTTTACAAAGATGTGTTAGCCATGTCGTTTATATGCTTGAGACTGGCTTATCATAACCTTGCCAAATACATAGAAACGATGTTGATTAGATTCATCTACGGCCCATTCTCTATATTTAGTATTGTCAGAGATCACCAAGATTTTATCAGGAATCATCTGCAATCTTTTGACGTAAATTTTATCGTCAAATCCAAAGACATAAATCCCATCACCATCAAAGTCTGTCACCGAAACATCGACAAAGATCAGGTCTCCCGGCTCAATAGTGTCAGCCATGCTATCGCCGCGCACATTGATTACTTTCACTGTTTCGGGAGGCCTGCTACCGAACATAGCTATAGCCCGTTCGTTGTTATACTCAATGGATCTGATCACATCAATCACATCACTTCCCTGAATAAATCCACCGCCCGCACTAGCGCTTATATCAAGTATCTCAACTCTGAACACGGCTGTTTCCTCCTGAACAACAGGATTATTTTTACTGTATTCAGATACAGTATTACTGTTTTCAGCCGCAGTAAAGAGCTCGGCAACTCCAATGCCTAAAGCTTCAGCAAATTTACTAAGTGATTGTTCAGTAAATGACTTTTGCTTACCGGTTTCCAGGCGTGAGATGTTCGCGCCATCAATTCCAACAGCGTCAGCCAGGTCTGAAATTTTCATTCCCTTCGCTAAGCGAAGTTCTCTTATACGTTTTCCTATGTTCATGCGCCCATTACAAGTTGTTTTTGCGTCATATGCAAAGCGACTTGCGCAATTCGTAACTACCCTTTAATATGCGAATTGCGCAATTATAGGAGGTTTTATGCAATCACCATTACGAATCTTGCGTATCTCGCAAGGTCACACGCTTTCACATGTAGCGAAGCTGATTGAAATCGACCCTGCTAATTTAAGCCGGATCGAAAGAGGCCAGCAAATGGCGTCTCTAGAAGTGGCTGAAAGGTTGGTCAAATTTTATCAAGACCAGATTAACGAGCTTCAAATTTTATATCCCCATCGCTACCCAGACTTTGTTTCATCTGGAAAGACTATCACCGCTCGCGCATAGCCATAACTACCAAAGGGAAAACAACATGGTAGACCTGAAATCAGTAGTTAAAACGATGTGCAAAGCCTATCCCGGCGGTCGGTCTGCTATGGCTGGCGCTCTGGGCATGACTGAAACGCAGTTCAACAACAATTTGTACGAAAAGAACGGCTGCCGGTTCTTCGAAATTGCCGAGCTGGAAGCGATGGAAGACATCAGCGGCACTAATCATCTGGCGGATTACTTCGCCCAGCGGCGCGGTGGCTTGTTCGTTGAAATCCCAAATCGCGATGAGTTGGACCACGTTGACCTGTTTATTAAAGGCGTAAAAGTGGCGGCAAAGAGCGGGAAGGTGGATCAGCAAATAAACACGTCTATTGCAGATGACGGCGTGATTGATCAGAACGAGAAGGCCGAGATTATGGCGCTGCATTTCAAGCACTTATCTGCGCGCGATGAGTATGTGAAGTCAGTAGTGGCTTTGCATGAAAGGGTTGACGCCTCAGGAGTGCAGTCCCGAGGCGTCGGCGCATTAAAAACGTGTGTGGAGTAATTAACGCATGAACAGTTTACTCATAAAAGCTGGCGTCCCGCAAATGCGCTGCAAAGCGACTGGCGGCAACAAACAAGCTTTGTCGTACGAAGTGATGGTATCGGGCCACTGGGTACCGTGCAACTACCAGATCGTCCGGTGGTGGGTAGGTTACGTCAGGGTGAGAAGCCGGAAGGTGACTGCATGTCTGAAGAAATCCAAACGCTGGACAGGCACTACAAAGATTGGCGGGGCGTTGTGGTACACGTCGTGGGCTTCGACCGAGCGGGAGATCGCGTCATCTTCATGCGCGCAGGTTACCCGTATGAGTGCGCACAGCCGGTTGAGTTATTCCGATCGCGGTTTGAGAGGTTGATGACCGATGAGCAATAAACTTCAGGGGCTGGTTTGGGATGCATGCGCGCCGGCTGGCTTATCTATTTCGCAGGTGGCAATCATGTCTCGGCTTGCTGATTACAGCAACGACGACGGTATTAGCTGGCCTTCGATCCCGCGTATTGCCCGTCAGGTAGGCGCCAAAAGTCCGAACACAGTTCGCAGTGCATTGAAGGTTCTCGAGGCTGGCGGCTGGCTAAAAGTGCAGGAACGTAAAACCAAAGGGCGCAACACAAGCAATATTTACCGCCTAAACGTGGGAAAGCTGATTCAGGCAGCAGCAGAAGCAAATTCCAATGATACCCCTTCAAATTTTGAAGCATCAGATTCTGAGGTATCAAAAATTGAAGCCTCAAAATCTGAGGGTTCAAATAACAACGCGGTAACTGCAATTAGCCCTTCAAATTTTGAAGCCGATCCACAAGTAACTACAACACCTGATCCACAAGGTAATAAAACCCTTAGTCCGGCCGCTTCGCAGCCAGACGACGACACTGATGAAAATTTTCTGTCTCTTCATCCCGAAGCGGTGGTGTTCAATGCCAAAAAACGCAAGTGGGGCAGCGCTGATGACCTGACCGCAGCCGAATGGATTTGGGGAAAAATCATCCGCATGTACGAACAGGCTGCTGAATGCGACGGCGAGATTGCCCGACCGAAAGAACCGGACATGACGCTTTGGGCAAATGAAGTCCGCCTGATGTGTACTGCCGACGGGCGCACCCATAAACAAATCTGCGAACTGTTTGGCCGCGCTAACCGCGACACTTTCTGGTGCAAGAACATCCTGAGCCCGTCGAAACTCCGCGAGAAGTGGGATTACCTGACACTCAAACTTAGCGCTACCGCCGCAACTGACACCTCTGCTGGCGGGCACTGGAACAGCGCCGAAGCATGGGAGAACACCCTGTGAACAAAATGATGATGGCAATTCAAAATCGGGATGCCGGTGTACTTGCGCAGTTGATGCCCGAAGATAAACCTCAGCGCGTCGTGAACCCTGATGCCGAGAAGATGGTCGATACGTTGTTCGCCAACCTGATGCTGATTTTCCCTGCTGCCCGCCAGACCGCACTCAACAGTTCGGTGGACATCGCAGCTGCGAAACGGCAATGGATCCTGGCATTTGCGGAAAACGGAGTGACTTCGCTGGAACAGGTGAAAGCCGGTATGCGCATCGCCCGCCAGCAGGAAACTGACTTCTGGCCGAGTTGCGGCAAGTTCATTGGATGGTGCAAGTCCGGAGCTGCAGAGGGCGCTGGCCTGCCGTCAGTGGATGATGTGATGGATGAATTTAACCGCTATAGCACAAGGCGCGGTGACTATAACTCACCAGCGGACTACCCTTGGCCAGCGCCGATCATGTACTGGATCGTGACCGACGTTCGCCGAATCATGCTGCAGAACAACTATACGGAAGGTGAAGTGAGAAAATCGGTACAACATCAACTGAATACATGGGCGAAACGCTTAGCTAAAGGCGAAAAAATACCGGCCTCCGTAACTCAGTTGGCAGCGCCAAGTAAACCATTGGGACAAACTCCAGCACAGCTGATGTATGCCGAGTATCAACGTAAGAAGCGGGAGGGGTGGTTATGAGATCTTATTCCCTGGCGCTTTCTCAACAAAAAGAGAAAGAAACGCACTTCTTAAAGGATGTTGGGGATCAGTGGCGGACGCCTGATGCTCTTTTCTGGGGAATCAATGCCATGTTCGGCCCCATTGTTCTCGATCTGTTCACTGATGGCGAGAATACTAAGTGTCCGCATTTTTACACTGTCGAAGACAATGCCTTGAGTAAGGACTGGTCTGCTCATCTGAAGGAGCTTAACGGTGCAGCCTTTGGCAATCCGCCGTATTCCCGCGCAAGGCGACGTGAAGGGCAACAGATCACTGGTATGAGTCATATTCTCAATCATACTTTCAAGATGCGTGAAAAGGGTGGCCGGTATGTATTTCTTATAAAAGCGGCTACGTCAGAGGTCTGGTGGCCAGAGAAAGCTGATCACATAGCCTTCATCCGTGGGCGTATAGGATTTGAACTGCCTGCGTGGTTTATCCCTGCCAATGATAGACAGATACCTTCCGGGGCGTTTTTTGCTGGCGCCATAGCAGTGTTTGATAAGAAATGGCGAGGACCTGCCTTCAGCTATATCGACCGTGAAGAATTGCTAAGGCAAGGTGCGCTATTCCAAAACCACATTCATACCAAGCCCAACAAACTGCAGGCACCAGTCAAACAAATCATTCCAGTGCTGGAAACGCCCAACGGGGGCTGGACAGAAGAGGTTGACCGGCTTTTTGATAAGTTATCAAGGGCATCTGAGCTAAATCCTCAGTTGCAGTACAAGTTGCGTCTATACATCAATCGCCTTAAAAACGACGGTTTCAAATCTACAGAGATTCTCAGTACAGCTCAAATACTGGCCCGCAAAATGGAAGCAACAGTATGAATGAACTTCAGAAAATCTGGCTCGATGCTTACCGTGGTTACTTGAAAGCCGCATCAGCAACTGGCGAGCATTGCCCGTCTGATTACGACAGCGCGCGGGAACATGCTGATGCTGTGCTGAACAGCCTGTTTAAGGCTGGGGAGAGGGATGAATGAGAGCACTCTTAAAGCCATATCCACAGAGGGATTTGGGGATTGTGCTATTGCGGCCGCCAAGTGACATGCTGCAGCATTTCAGCGGCAAACGCCTGCTAATAACCGATGAGCCAGCGGATCTGCGCGGGGCGGCGGACGGTTTGGTTCCGGTGGAGGCTCAGCCACTATCGCGAGATCCGCGCCTGTCTGGATTTCTGGCCTCAGAGCGAGTTATCAATCTTGTCGGCGGGTGGAGTGCGCTAACATTGTGGGTTAAGCGTAACCGAGGCTGCCAGTGCACTGATTTTGGCGGCCAATATCACCACCATGAACTGGTGCAGTCTCGCCGGGCACGTGGTGTTGTGTCTCTGTGTTGGACCCATGACAACGAATATCACGGAAAAGAATCGGTACAACTCGATGCCGCAGCGCTGTCGAATACCACTGAATTTGTGACTGAGGCTATCCGCGAGCGTTCCCGATTGCCCGCCGGACATCAACTGACCCTGCCGGAACTTTGCTGGTGGGCAACGAGTAAGGGGCTGGCGCCACAAGTGCCGGAGGAAATAATTTGTGAAGCTATGGGCATGAAATACCAGCCTCCAGGCACGCAGTTGAAAGAATCCGACATTAACCCCAGCGAACAAGAGCCTCGGGAAGTAATGGCGAGCAACATCAAACCGGTGCTGGCGCTGGCCGTTGATCCGGAAACTCCAGAATCTTTCATGCTTCGCCCGAAGCGCCGCCGGTACGAAAACACCAAATACACCCAATGGGTAAAGCGCCAGCCATGCTGCGGCTGTGGTAACGGGTCAGATGATCCGCACCACATCACCGGCAATGGCTTTGGCGGTATGGCAACAAAAGCGCATGACTTGTTTGTGATCCCGCTGTGCAGACGGTGTCACGACTCACTTCATGCGAATACCCCAGCCTGGGAAGAAGAACACGGCACACAGGAATTTCTGGTGCTGAAGACAATAGACCGCGCGCTGGCGATGGGCGTTATCGCGACTGGCAAGCAAAAATAAGTGTGGAGAGAATAATGCGTGATATTAATGAGACATTAGAACTTTGGGGCGCATGGGCAGCCAGCGACAATAGTGGTGTAGATTTTTCTCCGATTGCTGCCGGGTTTAAGGGGTTACTTCCACAAATAACTAAGTCAAGATTACATTGCGGTGATGATGAAGGCATCATGATTGATGGATGTGTAGCACGACTGAAAAAATACAGATACGACGAATACGAATTGCTAATCTTGCATTACGTTTTCAATATTTCTCTGAGGTCGATCGCGAGGAGAAGGAGATGCTCAGATGGCACTGTAAGGAAGGAAATGCAGACTGCTCAAGGATTTATTGGTGGATGCTTGGCAATACTGAATAAATGACGTTAGTTTAGTAGATCATGAATTTGGTCTACTTTTATCGCATTCATTTGTGACAAGTTTTGCTATTTGGTAATGTGGAAAGACACTTCTAAGGAGAGCATGATGGCCATCATCGAAGGTTTTAGAATTAAAAATTACAAGGCCTTAAAAGATGTCAGTTTAGGTCGTTTTTGGAACAGGCAAAGCGACAAACCGCTAACCCCCATGACAGCAGTAATAGGGAAAAACGGCGCAGGTAAGAGTACGTTGTTTGATGCATTTGGATTTTTAGCTGATTGTCTAAAAAATGGCGTTGAAGAGGCATGTGACGCACGAGGTCGCGGTGGTTTTGAACGTATACGCTCAAAAAATCAAATTGGTCCAATTGAATTTGAAATTTACTACAAACAAGATGGTACTGCTCGCCCGATAACTTATGAGTTATCTATAGATCTTGATAGTCAAAGCAGACCATTTGTAAAAAGTGAAAGACTTAGACAGAGAAGGTTAAATCAACGTAGAGGTTGGCCTTTTTCTTTTCTCGTATTAAATGATGGTAGTGGTGTGGCATGGAAAGGCGAACAGGCCGGTGTTGATGAGTCTAATGATGATTTTGATCTTGAAAATTTAATTAAATCTATCAGCCAAGGTGAAGATGTTGAAGAATCTAATGAAACTGAAGTTGTGGAACTTCAAAATAAAAGGCTATTAGGAATATCAACATTAGGTTCCCTTAAACAACATCCAAGAATATCAGCCTTTCGAAATTTCATTGAAGGATGGTATCTTAGTTATTTCACACCCGATGCAGCAAGAAGTCTTCCCTTAGCTGGACCTCAAAAACATTTGAATATGCATGGGGATAACTTAGGTAATGTTGTCCAATTTATGGAAAGAGAGCATCCACGGAAATTTCAATCAATTCTTTCAAAGATTTCACAGAGGATACCGGGAATAGAAAAAATTGATACTGAAAAGACTCCTGACGGAAGATTATTGCTTAAGTTTAACGATAAAGGTTTTGTTGATCCATTTTATGCTCATCAAATGTCTGATGGAACTCTAAAAGTTTTCGCTTATTTGTTATTGCTCGAGGATCCATCTCCTCCACCATTTCTTTGCATTGAAGAGCCAGAAAATGGACTTTATCATAAGCTTCTGGCGACTTTGGCTTCAGAGTTTCGTGAGCATGCAACAGGGAAAAAAGGTGGTTCACAGGTTTTTGTTACTACCCATCAACCCTATCTGGTCGATGCTCTCGTGCCGGAAGAAGTGTGGATTCTCGAGAAGAACGCCTTTGGATTTTCAGAAATCAGACGCGCAAGCGAGATCAATTTAGTTGAATCACTTGTAAGTGAAGGGGTCCCATTGGGTGGGCTTTGGTACAGTGAATATTTGGATGATAGATAATCATGCATATAGAGTTCCTTATTGAGGATATCTCCGGGAAAAGATTTCTGGAAATTATTTTGCCAAAAATAATTAGCAACGAAACTACTTATAAAATCCATTCATACAAAGGAATAGGGAAGATTCCGCAAGGGCTTAATGAAAGAAATGATCCCCGCAAACGGATTCTCTTAAGTTGTTTACCAGGCCTTTTGAAAGGGTATGGGAAAGCATTCAATAATTATCCAGCAGATTATCAGGCGTGTGTAGTTGTGGTTTGTGATTCTGATAGAAAAGATAAAGCAGAATTTGTGGCAGAACTTGAAGAGCTCACTGAACAAGTAAATCCGAGACCCGATGCTTTCTATTGCATAGCGGTTGAAGAAAATGAAGCATGGTTCTTAGGTGATATTAGAGCTATTAAGACGGCTTACCCCAAGGCTAAAGATGCAATTTTACAAAATTATGTGAATGATTCAGTTTGTGGTACTTGGGAAGTTCTTGCAAACGCTGTATATCCAGGTGGTGCGGAACGATTGAAGAAAGGAGGGTGGATGGCGTCCGGCAAAGAAAAATCTGTTTGGTCAGATACTATTACTCCCCACATGGATGTCACGCAAAATAACTCTCCAAGCTTTTGTGAATTTCGAGAAACAATTCAGGCTATTTCAAGTTAGTGCTAACGCGTACGCAAGAATTATTGTAACCTGTTAAGAGTGGTCACGTAGTCACAAAGCTTAGACAATCTGAGAACCTCGCTCCGGCGGGGTTTTGTCTTTTATGGGCATATGATACGTTGATCCCGTTGCGGTGAATCCTACCTATGCGGTAGGGCTAATAAGCTAATCCCCTCGTAGTGAAGACAGCGAACCACGGTTAGCTCACCAACGGTTCACCGGGAGGCACCCGGCACTGCAACAACCAAATTTGCCTTTCAGACCGTGTGGATGAGAAAGCCCACTACTTCAGCATGGATGTGATCAGTTTCTTCGGCTGTTTGGATTCACCAGTTTGCAATAGCTCGAGAAGTTCGCTTTCGGTTACTTCACGACCGCACGATGCACAACTAACGTCAGCGAAGTTAGCTTCCAGATTAAAGTCATTTGGGTAAATGAGAAATTCGCATCGGCAAATTGAGCAGCTAAACTTCTCCAGAACTGTCTTAATATCCATCGAATCATCCTATTTAAAACAAAGGGAATTCAATAAAATGAAGGAAATCTCTCCTTTAGGAAACCTCTTGGTATACCTGTAAATTAAAATGTACGCTTGAGTTTTACTTAAGTAAATCACAAGAGGGCGTAAAAGATAATCATCACCATCGTTCGTTTGCTGGATGCCTGCTATCTTATGTAAAACATCACATGAGACCATTGGCATGAAGCTACTGAATAACGAATTTGAATACAGAGAATGGATGCATAAAGACTACCTTCATTTGGATGAGGAGTTTCCTTCGGTTTTCGGACCTGACGAGCTTGAAAGAGAGATTCTGCGTCAGGCCCCCAAAGAATTCCCTTGCCTTGCACAAATTGTAGAAGGCGAGGGTGCCAACTCCCTGCAGTCTGTTCAATTCATATATCGATCCCAGATAGAAGAGTGGGCAAAGCTGTTCGGCATTGTGAACTAAACAGAATCAGCATTTGAATGGGCTTCCTTCGGGTGGCCCTTTTTATTACGGAGCCAAGGGAACCGGACCATAAGCAGTTGCTCCTATTCCTGGCTGGTGTCAATAATCGCTGATCCCGTGTAGGTAGGAGTAGAGCAGCCTTTAATCTCACCATATGTAACATCACATTCTGAATAACCCCCACCAGACCTTTTGAGAATTATTGTTCCGTCATAATGCGAAGAGCATAGGCCTATACTTCCAGCGTTGATTGCGCAAGAACGGACCTTTCCATCTGGACCCAATAGAGGGGCATCGCTTGTTGAAGGGTATGGTTGACAAGTGCTGATGTTTCCTACTTCGAATCGGCAGCTCGTAATTTCTGCAGAGCTTGAAAAGCTGGCAAGAATTAAGGCAGCAAAGAGAAGCTTTTTCATGATATGTCCTTATAGAAAATAGTGATATCACTATAAAACATTTTATAAAAGCTGCCAATTTGGCGGCTTTTTCTCGTTTTAGCGGCCAGTCAATCAGCTAACCATTCCACTTTCGCAAAGTGACTGAGCCGCTAATTCCTTCTTTTATTACGACTACGCACCCAACCGGCAGACCGGAGGGGGAGACTATGAAAATGGACCAAAGCTCAGGAAATATCGTCACGCAGTTCTTTGCGTGGTTCGCTGCAATAGCGGCCGCCTGCGGTTTCACCACTCAAGACATGGTTTACATGCTGTTTGGCCTCATCGGCGTTCTCATTTCCTTTGCGTCGTATGTCAGTGGTCGCCTAGATGCCCGCAAGGCACGAAAGGAAAATGAAAAACGCACCAAAATCGTCAGCGACTATCTTGACGATGCTCGCGCCAAACCTGCTCACGAAAAGCCAGCAGCCGCAAAGGTGATCAGCGAAGCGCTTTCGAAAGCGGAAGGCTGATATGGCAAATATTAAAACCAAACTCAGTGCGGCAATGCTGGCGCTGATAGCTGCTGGCGCTTCAGCACCGGTAATGATGGCTCAGTTTCAAAGTGAAAAAGAAGGCACAAGCCTTACTGCTTACGCAGATCGCGGCGGTGTCTGGACAATCTGCGGTGGCGTGACGTATGTGAATGGCAACACTGTACTCAAAGGCATGAAGCTGACCCGAGCACAGTGCGATGTCATCGACAAAGCCGAGCAGGCCAAAGCGCTGGCGTGGGTTGATAAAAACATTCATATCCCGCTGACCGAGCCCCAGAAAGTCGGTATTGCGTCGTTTTGTCCGTGGAACATCGGCCCTGGCAAATGCTTCCCTTCAACGTTCTACCGAAAAATTAACGCGGGTGACCGCCTTGGTGCATGCGCAGAGATTAAAAGCTGGATCTGGGACGGTGGGAAAGATTGCCGAATTCGGGCGAACAACTGCGCCGGACAAGTCATCAGGCGTGATCAGGAAAGCAAGCTGACGTGCTGGGGGCTGGATGAATAACAATTTATCGATAGTGTTGGTCTTCGTGGCTGGCGCTGCTCTTAGCTGGTGGATTGAAGGGCTGCGCTGGGATGTTGATGTTTCCAGACTGAATGAAGCCCACACCGCAGAGTTTAAGAAACAAAGCGATCAGGCAGTTATTGACCTGACCAATCAAAAGAAGCGCACAGAAACAGCACTGGCGGCTTTCGCTGCGCTGGACGCTAAGCACACGAAGGAAATGGCAGATGAACTGGCTAAGAATGAGAAGTTGCGCGCTGATGTTGCTGCTGGTACTCGCCGGGTGCGAATCGACGCGGCAAACCTTGCCACCTGTCAGCTCGTCGGGAACAGCACTTCCAGGAGCGGCAGCCTGGGCGATGCAGTACAAATCGACCTCACGCCAGCAGGTGGATCAGCTGTTCTCAGTCTCAGAGAGTCAACCAGCAAAGACGCCGAAGTGATCCAATACCTTCAGGGCTATGCCGCTGAAGTCCAGAAGCGATGCGGAATTCAATAAGTTTATTAAGGATTTAACAAATCTGGAACTCACTCAAAACCTGATTCAGAAAACTTAGCTCTGAAATGAATGATAACGACGTATAAAGTCAATAAATGATGGATTATTCATCTCGTACCCTACAAATTATTAGGATGATCTTTTAGGGGATGCGATAAGAGCGTAAGTAGTGGTGGAGATATGAACAAGAGTTCAAGATTTGTGCGGGAGGGGGAGAGGCTCTCGGCAATGATTTTTTGAAATTACTCACCTAATGTATAAATGACTCTGTAAAAAATTCACATTTAGACATATCATGAAATTCCAATTCCTAATAGGAAAATAATATGTCCGAAGATAAAGATGTAGCGCATGCGCTCACTAATCAACCAGAGATGCACGAAGTTTTTGCAAAAAAAATGATCGACCTCGATTTATTCAATTTAGTGAAAATGGCAAACAAATTCGACTTGGGTCAGGGAGTTGTATTGCTAGTTAAGGGAACATTGATCTCGGGGATCATAATCTCAGGGACTGAGTATTATAAAACGATATCTTCCAGTTTTGAAGACGAGCACCCATTAAAGCAACTGTTCAGTTCTCGTGCAGAAGAATATAGCAAATACAAAGAATTAGACCTATTTGATCCAGCTTCGGATGTTGAGTATATCCATCTAAAAAAATTCTCAGTAAATCAGGGAGGAAATGGTTTCAACACCTATAACTCCGCTGTATTTAGAATCAAGTTGGAAGAGATCGATGGACATATAATTGGCACTGCATCGAACGCTTAATTTCAACAAACTATTAAACATATATAAAGACCGCCTTAGGGCGGCTTTTTTATATGATAAAACTGACCAATATTAAAGTTATCTCAGTCCAGATGTAATAGTAAAAACAAATCTCATTTGCCACTTAACAGGCACTAACAAGCGTCGCCCTGCATTCATCAGCTATTGCGCGTTAGTTCATCCAGTATCGATGGCTTGGTTGTTCTGGGTGGTGTTTAAGCGAGCATTTATCACTCAGTCCTATGATGTGTCTCATAGAGCGTCTACGTGAATTTGCACTTTGCAATAAATCGGTATTATTTCAAATTAAATGATTGCAAATTTTACGATTTTCAATGAAAGGTACTCCCGGCAGGGGGGCTCTCCACGGGGCGGCGGACTCGCGGAAAACGGCTAGTTTTCGTATTTCTATGCTGTCAGCAGCACGTCTATTATCTCCTTGTTATATATAATAAAAAATGAAATTCAGGTGACAAAAGTTCAATTCCCCTGTCATCTGACCAGTTTATAACCCTCTGAGTTAACGAAATAAATCGTGACTTCACCTGACAGCGTGAGGTGTCAATGTCCAATATCAGCAATCTGGGGGACGCCTACAACTGGAGCGTAGCGAAGATTGCTGAGGCTTTTGGGTTGAACCGTGGAACGGTAAGAAAGCGGCTGCTCGATGCTAATACACCAATCGCCGGCACGGTGAAAGGCAACCCTGTTTACGCCCTTAAAGACGTGGGGCCAATTCTCTTCGGCACGAATGAACCTGACGATCCTGATGAACTTCAGAACCCCAACAAAATGGGGCCGAAGGATCGTAAGGATTGGTACCAGTCTGAAAACGAGCGCATCAAGTTAGAGGAGTCGCTCAAACAGTTGCTTCCCGCATCTGAGGCACACCGTGAGATGGCGTTGTTGGTAAAGGCTATCTCTCAGGTGCTCGATACCTGGCCGGATAAATTGGAGCGCGACCGTGGCTGGCGTCCAGAACAAATAGCCGAAGCGCAGACAGTCATTGATGAAATGCGTGAAGTGTTGGCAGAAGAAGTTGCGGCAGTTGAGGACGGTGAAAATGTTAATTAACGGCTATGCGTCAGCAAGTGCACTGCGCCGTGATGTGGCTACATTACTGAAGCCACCAAGACGAATGCCCGTGGCGGAGGCGGTCTCCAAGTTTATGCGAGTGCCCATGGGAGCCGGGAGTTCCTTACCGTGGGATGCAACGCTCACACCCTACATTATAGAGCCGATGAATTGTCTCGCTTCTAGGGATTATGACGCAGTGGTGTTTGTTGGCCCCGCGCGAACCGGTAAAACGATTGGTCTTATTGATGGGTGGATAGTGTATGCCATTGTCTGTGATCCAGCAGACTTCCTGTTGATACAGATGACGGAAGAAAAGGCGAGGGAGCATTCAAAAAAGAGGCTGGATAGAACCTTTCGCGTCAGCAAGGAGGTGGCCAGTCGCATGAGTCCGCGCACAAACGATAATAACGTCCACGATAAGACCTTCAGAGCGGGCAACTACCTTAAAATCGGCTGGCCCTCGATCAACATCATGTCATCCTCTGACTACCGATTTGTTGCACTAACTGATTATGACCGTTGGCCGGATGATATTGATGGTGAGGGGGACGGGTTCACGCTGGCCTCAAAACGTACTACGACATTTATGTCATCCGGTATGACGTTGGTGGAGAGTTCGCCAGGCCGTGAAGTCACTGACACAAAATGGCGGCGGAGTTCCCTGCATGAGGCGCCCCCCACAACAGGCATTCTTTCTTTATATAACCGAGGCGACCGTCGCCGTTGGTATTGGCCGTGCCCGCACTGCGGCGAATATTTTCAGCCATCGAAAGATGTGGTGCAGGGCTATCAGAATATTGTCGATCCGGTGATTGCCAGCGAGGCGGCATTCATTGAATGCCCACATTGCCGCGGAAAAGTCACAGCAGACCAGAAGCGCGCTCTTAATCAGAAAGGTGTCTGGCTGCGCGACGGTGAGAAGATTGACCGTCATAGTGTGATTACGGGTACCGCGAGACGTTCCCGCATTGCTTCTTTCTGGATGGAAGGCCCCGCAGCGGCATATCAAACCCTGTCCCAACTGGTTTATAAGCTGCTTTCTGCCCAGCAGGATTATGAGGCCAACGGCAGTGAAGAAACCCTCAAAGCGGTGATCAACACTGACTGGGGGCTGCCTTATATTCCACAGTCCAGCGTCGAGCAGCGGAAATCCGAAACGCTCATGGCGCGCGCCACCGTGGTGACCAAGCGTACGGTACCCGACGGCGTGCGTTTTCTGGTGGCGACCGTTGACGTACAGGGCGGGCGCAACCGGCGCTTTGTGGTGCAGGTGATTGGTTATGGCGCGCACGGTGAGCGGTGGATTGTCGACCGGTACAACATCAAACAGTCGATGCGCACGGGGCAGAACGGCGAAAGTCTGCCAGTTGACCCCGCAGGCTATCTGGAAGATTGGAACCTGCTTCACACCGACGTGCTGGATAAGGAGTGGCCACTCAACAGCAACCCGGGTGTTTCCCTGCCCGTGCTGGCAATGGCCGTCGATTCCGGCGGTGAAGACGGGGTGACCGGTAATGCCTATGAGTTCTGGCGACAATGTCGCCGCGATGGCGTTCACAAGCGCGTTTATCTCTTCAAAGGCGACAGCACGACCCGAAGCAAGCTGATCACCAAGTCACTGCCGGACAATACTGACCGTCCTAACCGGCGGGCGGAGGCCCGCGGCGACGTGCCGCTCTACCTGCTGCAGACCAATATGCTCAAAGACCGGATCAGTAACGCGCTTCAGCGCGATACGCCGGGGGCTAACTACGTTCACTTTCCTGACTGGCTGGGGGAGTGGTTCTATGACGAACTGACCTATGAAGAAAGGGGCGCTGATGGCAAATGGACGAAGCCAGGGAAAGGGGCGAACGAAGCCTTTGACCTGATGGTATACGCCCATGCGTTGGTGATTTTGCGAGGGTACGAGCGGATAAACTGGGAAAAACCGCCTGGCTGGGCGCTCCCCGTTGAACAGTCCGCTCCGCTTGCACCTTCTGATTCACCCGTACCGAAACCCCGCAGTAATCATCTAAAACCGAAAACAACCCGCGCCAGGAAAGAGGAAAAACCCTCTGCCTGGGCGCCATCGACATCAGGAGGCTGGGTATGAATCAGGCCGATATTGAAGACATGATCCAGCAGTATATGACCGCTGAACGCGCCGTTCTGCTGGGGAAATCCATCACCTTTAACGGGCAGTCCATGACGATGGAGAACCTCAGTGAAATTCAGAAGGGGCGGAAAGCCTGGGAGCGCCGGTTAAGCACGTTGCTGGCGGCGCAGCGCGGGCGACCTCAGTACCGGTTGGCGAGGTTCCCGCGATGAGCCTGATTGATGATGCCATTGGTCTGATTTCACCGGGCTGGAAAGCCTCCCGGTTGCGGTCCCGTGTGGCAATCAATGCCTACGAGGCAGCATTACCGACGCGCACGCACCGGGCGAAGCGGGAAAACCGCAACGCAAACCAGCTCACGCAATTTGCTGGCCGGTCGATCAGGGAGCAGGCGCGCTGGCTGGACAATAATCACGATCTGGTGATTGGCCTGCTGGACAAACTCGAAGAGCGCATTGTCGGCGCGCGCGGAATTGTGGTTGACCCCCAGCCCATCCTGAAAACGGGGCTGGTGGCCGATGAACTCTCTAAACAGATCCGGGCAGCCTGGGCGGAGTGGTCTGTTTCCCCCGAAGTGACAGGGCAGTTTACCCGCCCTGTTCTTGAGCGGCTGATGGCAAGAACCTGGCTACGCGACGGTGAGGTTTTCGGCCAGATGGTACGGGGTTCCGCACCCGGACTCACCCCGACGGCTAACATCCCTTTCTGGGTCGAAGCGCTGGAGCCGGACTACATWCCGCTGGAGATGAACGATACCGGGAAGGGGATTTGTCAGGGGATCTATCTCAACAACTGGGGATGCCCGACAAAGTATGTCGTCTACAAAAATCTGGTGACATCAGGCGTAGCGCTGGGCAATACCAAGGAAATCGCTGCAGACGGCATGATGCACCTGAAATTCATGCGCCGTCTTCATCAGGTCCGGGGAAACAGCCTGCTGTCCGGCATCCTGATCCGCCTGAGCGCGCTGAAAGAGTATGAAGACTCTGAACTGACGGCCGCCCGTATTGCCGCTGCGCTGGGTATGTACGTGAAAAAAGGCGACGGGCAATCCTACGAAAGTACCGGTGGTAATGACAAAGACCTCCCGCGAACTCAACATCGAGCCCGGGATGCTCTTTGATGAACTGGAGCCCGGCGAAGAAATCGGAATGATTAAATCGGACCGGCCGAATCCCAACCTTGAGACGTTCCGCAACGGGCAGCTCAGGGCGGTAGCCGCCGGCAGCCGCAGCAGCTTTTCCAGCATCTCCCGTAACTACAACGGCACTTACAGTTCTCAGCGTCAGGAGCTGGTGGAGTCCTTTGAAGGCTACGGCATTCTTCAGGATGCATTTATTGCCGCCGTGACCCGACCGATGTACCGCAGCTGGTTGCAGATGGCGATCACCGCGGGCGTGATTGACGTTCCGCCCGATGTGGACATGTCGACGTTGTTTAATGCGGTCTACAGCGGGCCGGTGATGCCGTGGATTGACCCGATGAAAGAGGCCAACTCCTGGCGCGTGCTGTTGCGCGGCGGCGCGGCAACGGAAGGGGACTGGGTCAGGGCGCGCGGCGCGAATCCGGGTGATGTAAAACGCCGCCGCAAGGCGGAAGTCGACGAAAACAAAACGTTAGGTCTGGTCTTCGACACGGACCCGGCAAACGATAAAGGGGAAGCCAGTGCGAAAGATCCGAAGAAATAAACTGGATGTGTCACCCAAGGCCTCCGCGGGGGACAAAAGCTGGTTCCGCATGAAGGCCAGCGGCGACAAGACTGCTGACATTTATATTTATGACGAGATTGGTTACTGGGGTGTGACTGCCCGCCAGTTCGCCAGCAGCATGAAAGCGCTGGGCGATCTGGACCATATCAATTTGCATATCCACTCGCCGGGCGGCGATGTCTTTGACGGCATTGCCATTTACAACCTGCTTAACAGCCATACGGCGAGCAAAACCGTGTATATCGACGGTCTTGCCGCCTCAATGGCCTCGGTGATTGCCATGGTGGGCAATCCCATCATCATGCCTGAAAACGCCATGATGATGATCCACAAGCCCTGGGGGATCACCGGCGGCGATGCCAACGACATGCGCGACTATGCCGACCTGCTGGACAAGGTCGAGGCCGTGCTGATCCCGTCCTATGCCAAAAAAACCGGCAAAACCCCTGACGAACTTGCCCTGATGCTGGGTGAGGAAACGTGGATGACCGCTCAGGAGTGCCTTGAGCACGGTTTTGCTGACCAGATTTCTACCGCGGTGCAGGCGATGGCCCGCATTAATTCAAAACGTATCGAGGAATTCGACGCTATGCCAAACGCACTGAAAAACATGATCACCAAGCCGAAAGCGACGACTCAGACTCAGCCTGATCCGCAGCCTGCACCGGCGCCGCCGGTTGTGCCTGACCCTGCAGCACTGGATGAAAACGCCATACGCAATCAGGTCATTGCCGCGCAGAAACAGCGAGTCACGGGGATCAAAGACCTGTTCGCGATGTTTGGCGGCCGCCATCAGGAATTACAGGCGTCATGCATTGAAGATATCGACTGCACGGTCGATCAGGCCAAGGACAAGCTGCTGGTGATGCTGGGGAAAGATGCCAGCCCGTCGAATAAAAACGGTGGCAATGCGCATATTCATGCCGGCAACGGGAATTTTACCGGCGACGGTATCCGCCAGGCGCTGATGGCGCGCGCAGGCTACGAAGACCGGCAGAATGACAACGTGTATAACGGCATGACCCTGCGCGAATATGCGCGCATGTCGCTGACCGAGCGCGGCGTCGGCGTTGCGGCTTATAACCCGATGCAGATGGTGGGGCTGGCGATGACCCACACCACCTCGGATTTTGGCAATATTCTGCTGGATGTGGCGAACAAATCTCTGCTGCAAGGCTGGGAAGAGTCACAGGAGACCTTTGAAGCCTGGACGAAGAAAGGGCAGCTCTCTGACTTTAAAACGGCGCACCGCGTCGGGCTGGGCGGCTTCCCGTCGCTGCGTAAGGTACGCGAAGGGGCGGAATACAAATACGTCACGACCACCGATAACAGCGAGACCATTGCGCTGGCCACCTACGGTGAAATTTTCTCCATTACCCGTCAGGCCATCATCAACGACGATCTGAACCAGCTGACCGACGTGCCGATGAAAATGGGCCGCGCCGCGAAAGCCACCATCGGCGATCTGGTGTATGCCGTGCTGACCGGCAACCCGAAATTGTCAGACGGTAAGGCGTTGTTCAGCAGCGATCATAAAAACCTGGCAACCGGTGCCATTGACGTCACGAATCTGGATGCGGGTCGCCAGCTGATGCGCGTTCAGAAAGAGCCAACCACCGGCCGCACCCTGAATATCCGCCCGGCGTTCCTGCTGGTGCCAACCGCCCTCGAAACCGTGGCAAACCAGACCATCAAATCTGCCAGCGTGAAAGGCGCCGACGTTAACGCCGGTATCATCAACCCGATCCAGAACTTTGCGACGGTGATCGGTGAACCGCGTCTGGACGATAACAGTGCCAAGTCCTGGTACCTGGCCGCTGCACAGGGTATGGACACCATCGAGGTGGCTTATCTCAACGGTGTCGAGCTGCCTTACATCGATCAGCAGGAGGGGTTCAGTTCTGACGGTATTGCGACGAAAGTGCGCATTGATGCCGGTGTTGCGCCGCTCGATTACCGCGGTCTGGTGAAATCCTCCGGCCAGTAATCCTCCTCCCGCGTTGCCCGAATGCCCGTAAGGGCTTTTTTTATACCTAAAATTCGCCCCCTTCCGGGGCGTCTGGAGTTTTTCAATGGCTAAGAATTTTGTACAGGAAGGTCAGACGATTTCCATTACCAACACCGGCGCTGCCGTGATCGAGAGCGGCGACCCCGTGGTACTGGGTTCCCTGCTGGTTGTCTCTCTGGTGGATATTGCCCCGAATGAAACCGGTACGGGCATGGCTGAAGGGGTATTCCTGCTGCCGAAAAAATGAAACCGGCACGGGGATGGCCGAAGGGGTATTCCTGCTGCCGAAAGTCTCCGCCGATGCGATCCCCGCCGGCACAAAAGTGTATATCGCGGACGGCGAAATCCAGCTGGCGTCTGCGAATGCCGTGGCCGCCGGCATTGCCTGGGAAGCTGCCGCCGCGGGCAGCACCGTTGTTGAAGTGAAAATCAATGGCTAACGCCTTTGATGCGTTGGCCGCGCGGATGGATGCGGTAACAACCGCGCGGTTTGGGCGGGAGGTGGTGATTAATGGCACCGTGTTCACCGGTGTTGAAAGCCATTTTCTGCCCGAGATGGGGCCGGTGAGCGGCGATGGCCTGTCTGTTGTGGTTTTTTCTCCCGATTACCGGCCGCACCGTAACGATCAGGTGTAGCGGCGATGGCCTGTCTGTTGTAGTTTTTTCTCCCGATTATCGGCCGCACCGTAACGATCAGGTGGTTTATCAGGGAGAAAGTTACATTGTCACCCGTCATCAGATGTTTAACGGGAAGCCACAAATCTGGCTTGAGTAAGGGGGGGAATATGACCATCAAAGGGCTGGAGCAGGCCATCGCCAATATGAACAGTATCAGTTCGACGGCCGTTCCCCGCGCCTCGGCGCAGGCGGTTAACCGGGTGGCAGGGCGGGCCATCAGTCGCAGCAGCAGCACGGTGTCGAAGGAAACAAAGGTGCCGAGAAAGCTGGTCATGCAGCGTGCAAAACTGAAAAAGGCCACGATAAACCGGCCGGTTGCCACGTTAAAAATCAACCGGGGTAATTTGCCGGCCATCAAGCTGGGCGCGGCGCAAATGCGTGTTTCACGCCGTCAGGGCAACCTACGCGGGCAGGGCAGCGTACTCAAAATAGGCCGCTTTACCTTTCGGAATGCGTTTATTCAGCAACTGGCTAACGGCCGGTGGCATGTGCTCCAGCGTTCCGGGAAAAGCCGGTACCCGATTGAGGTCGTGAAGATACCGTTAACCACCCCACTTACGGAAGCGTATACCGCAGAAACCCACCGTCTGATGCAAAGCGATATGCCGAAGGAAATGGCTTCCGCCCTGAAAAATCAACTGAGGCTGATCATTAAACGATGATAAAGCACCCCAAAATCCGTAAAGCCGTGCTGGATGCGCTGAAACTTTCGGTTACCGATCCTTCCGTCACCTGGTATGACGGCCGCCCGAGTTTTCTGACCGCTGAAGACCTGCCCGCCGTTGCCGTTTACCTTTCCGGTGCTGAACCCACGGGGGAAACCCTTGATGAAGATGAGTGGCGGGCGACGCTTCACGTGGAGGTATTCCTTAAGGCGGTGAGTCCCGATACCGATCTCGACCAGTGGATGGAGCAGAATATTTATCCAGCGTTGAACGATGTTTCGGCTCTTGCTGACCTCATTCAAACCATGACTGCCCAAGGCTATGACTATCAACGCGATGATGAAATGGCTACTTGGGGATCTGCCGACCTGCGTTACACAATGACATACACCATGTGAGGAATATATGACAACACCGAACCCCCTCGCGCCGGTTAAAGGCGCCCGCACAACATTATGGCTTTATACCGGTAACGGTGACCCCTACGCTAATCCGCTCTTAGATGTTGGCTGGACCCGTCTGGCGCAAATTAAGGACCTGACTCCGGGCGAACTGACCGCCGATTCTTATGATGACTCTTATCTCGATGATGACAACGCGGACTGGACATCGACATCACAGGGCCAGAAGACGGCAGGTGAGGCCAGTTTTACCCTGGCATGGAAGCCCGGCGAAACAGGGCAGCAAGGGTTGAATACCTGGTTTGATGAAGGCACAGATAAGACGTACAAAATTATGTTCCCTAACGGCGCGGTAGACGTTTTTACGGGAGCGGTCGGGGCAAAGCAGTACCCGCCAATGAAGCGATCACCCGCACAGTGAAAATCACTAACAAGGGTAAACCGCAGTTGGCTGAAAGTATGACCGTTATCACCTCCGTTACCGGTGTTACAGCTGCATCAACAGCGGTGGCGTTGGATGTTGGCGAATCTACGACCGTGGCGATCACCGTGTTGCCGGCAGATGCCTCCGACCCTTCACTCCTGGCTACCTCTACGGCTCAGGATATTGCAACCGTCACGATTGTTACTGGCGTCCTGACCATCACAGGTGTTGCAGCAGGCACGGCTGACGTAATTGTTATGACTAATGACGGGCTTAAAGCCGTTGTCATTACCGTTACTATTTCATAAATATCACTTAACGAGCGCGGGAAATTCCGCGCTTACGGAGTAAATCATGTTCCTTAAAAACGAGCTTTTCACCTTCAACGGCGAAACGATCACGTTGTTTGAATTATCCGGGCTGCAGCGTATCAATCACCTCACGCATCTGGCCGAACAAGCCAAAATTGCACAGGCCCTGGAAGGAAATGAAGAGGTGATCACGTCTGAGTTGGTCGCCATGAATATCAGGAATAGTGCATTGCTGGTAGCGATGTCTATCTGGCACAACGATCGTATAGGGAAAACCGAAACTGAATTACACGAACAGGTATTAAGTGAATGGCCAGTGACCGCTATTTCCGAAGCCGAACAACGGATAAAAGCACTTTCTTGCATGGTGGTCCCGGCGGAGGAAAAGACTGTCACGGGTGAGGTTGTATCACCGGAAGCGACGGAAGAGGAACTAATACCGGAAAAGTCATCGCCGGCGAGTTGAAATTTGTCATGCGCCTGGCTCGCGAGTTTAACCGCCCGGACTGGCGCGCGATGCTTGCCGGCATGAGTTCAACGGAGCTTATGGAATGGGCGGAGTTTTATAAAGATCATTATTTCCAGCCCCACCAGTTAGATGCACATTTTTCTCATTTGAGCTACCTGATCATGTCAATGGCAGGTAAACACGAACTGACGCCCGCCAGTTTTAGTTTTCTTAACCCCCCAGCTCCCGACGTTCAGCTCAGTAATGATGAATTGATGTGTGTTGCCGAAAGTATTCCCGGAGGAGTTCGCTATGTCCCAGGCGGTGGGTGATCTTGTTGTTAGCCTCGATGTTGATGCGGCAAAGTTTAAAGAGCAGGTCGAGTTTGCCCGTAAACAACTCGGAGGATTGGGTGACGCTGCGCAAAAAGCCGAGGGGCAAGCTGTACAGTCATTTACGAAACAAGAAATTGCAGCACGACGGGCTGATCTGTCTATGGGCCAGTACACCAATGCTGTGCGCATGCTCCCCGCCCAGTTCACGGACGTGGCCACTCAGTTGGCCGGCGGGCAAAGTCCGTGGTTAATCTTACTCCAGCAGGGCGGCCAGGTTAAAGACTCCTTTGGCGGTGTAAGCAATGTCGCCAAAATATTGCTGACCTATATCACCCCGCTTAATGCGGCGATCGGGGCCGGTGCGGCCGTTTTCGGTGTGCTGGCGATATCTGTTTATAAGTCCCGGCAGGAAATCGCTGAGGCTAGCAAGATCATCAACGATTCGTTGGGATTAAGTGGTGACAGCGCATCACAGCTGGCGCTTAACATGCGGGGGATTTCTGAGGCGTCAGGCGAATCAATAAAAAGCGTTTCTGAGCTATTTATCACCACCAAAGATGGTGCCGACGTTGCCATTGAGAAAATGATATCTGTCGGTTTTACGTATCAGGATGCTAAAGACAAGGTTAATGAATATAAAAATTCATCGAACTTTACTGCCTTAAACTCGGATATTGAAAACCATAAGCTCAAAGTCTTAGGCATCAAAGCTGCCTGGGGAGAAGCGGAACAGGGGGTAAAAAACTATTATACCGGCGTTAACTCAGGTAAGCAGAGCCTTGCGCTGGGCGGTGCGATCGATCCGATAGTTGCGCTGATGGAGCAGGCCAAACAACTGAGGGGCGATCTCGCTAAAGCCACCATTGATGGGAACCTAGCAACGCAAAAGAATGTTGAGTGGATCACCAAGGAATATCTGGCTACTGACAGGGTTGCTGGCGCTGAAGCCCGATTAAAAGAATCCCGAGAAATCTCGAAGAAAATAGCATTTTCAGGTGATACGGTCGCGATATCAAACGCGCAAAAGTTGATTACGTTGCGCGAAAAGGAAGTAGAGGCGGCCAAAAAAAGCCAGGAACCGAAAAAGGAGAAAGGCGTTACTGTCGCCCCTGGCGATCGAGCCTCCGATACGGTAAATGCTGAAACTTTAGCGTTACAAACACAGCTTAAAGTTCTTCAGCAGCATGCCGGCGCGAATGAAACCATCAGCCAACAGCGTAAAAACTTATGGGAAGCGGAAGCAAAGTTCTCTGTCCTGGACGATGCCGCAAAGAATCGGGCATTAAGTAAAGATGAGCAATCACTGTTAGCGAATAAAAACTCCGTGCTCGCCCAGGCTAAAATCAACGCCAAATTGGGCGATCAGATTGTCGCCCAGCAGGATTTAACAAAATTACAGGAGGCATTGCGCGGCAGGGAAGGAAAAACGCTGGATTTGACAAAGCAGCGTTTTGATTTGCTGGAGCGATTAAAGGCGCAGGGCGGGATATCGCCGGCTGAGTACGATAAAACCTCCGTTGATGTGGCGAATAAGTCAATCACGGCGATGCCACGGGATTTGCAGAAAACATCGAAGAAAGGCGATGCGCTCAATGGCGTGTCGGGCACCTTTGGCAATGACTTGAATCAGCTTTCGAAATTGGATCAGCAGTCAACCGACCTGCAGAACTGGTATCAAAGCAACCTCACAGCACTGGCAGAATACCGCCAACAGCGGTCAGATCTGAATGCTCAATGGGACGCTCAGGAACTGGCGCTAAGACAAAAACAGTCACAGGCAGAACAGTCTCTTGAACAACAGAAAAATAGCATTATTCAGAATGCCGTTCAGTCCAGCCTGGGCTCTGTTGTGGATATTACCCGTACCGCATTTGGTGAAAAATCGGCAATTTATAAAGCCTCGTTTATTGCTGATAAAGCCTACGCGGTCGCACAGTCGATGTTGGCTATTCAAACAGGTATCGCGCTGGCCGTCGCCAACCCCTTTCCTGCGAACCTTGTTGCTATGGCATCGGTTGCCGCCGCTACGGCGAGTTTGGTTTCGAATATTCAATCTATCGGACTGACCGGTATGGCTCACTCCGGCATTGATGCCGTTCCTGAAACCGGGACGTGGTTGTTGCAGAAAGGCGAGCGAGTCATGACATCTCAGACGTCGGCAAAACTCGATGCCACTTTGGAAAATATGCAGATCCAGCGCGCTGAATCTCCCGGTGGATATAATTATTCACCGACTATTCAGGTTAACGGTGATCCTGACCAGCGCACGCTTTTGCTCATTGAAAGCGCGGTATCTCGAGGGGCAAAACAAGGCTATGACTTAGTCACGTCACATATCGCCTCCGGTCGTGGGAATGTATCGAAAGCGTTGGGGAGTGGCTGGTCTACAAAGCGAAGAACCAATTAACTGAGATTGACTCGTTACATTAGCAGCATTAAAGCAGGAGAGAATACATGGTAGATATTTATTATCCGCATGATTATCTGCCACTCCCTTTACAGGATGGTCTGGCATATAAACCGGTAAGCCCATTGCTTCGCACATCCTTGACTTCCGGGAGGGCGCGACAACGCAGGTTGTACATTTCTGTGCCAACGCAGGCAGCGGTAAAATGGCTATTCAAAAAACACTCGCAGGCGCAGCTTTTTGAAGTCTGGTATCGGGACAAGATTGCCGATGGCGCTGCCTGGTTTTATATGAAACTCAAAACACCGCTCGGTGTTGAACAGTACAAATGCAGATTTACAGATATTTATGAGGGCCCGGCATTGTTAGCGGGGAAATTCTGGCAGTTCACAGCAACGCTTGAATTATGGGAGAGGCCAATCCTTCCGCCTGAATGGGGGGATTTCCCCGACTTCATTATCAACAGCAATATTATCGATTTGGCGATGAACCGGGAGTGGCCAGAAGCATGACTATTCTTAACCGTCTTTATGCCTCATCAGGTAATGAGGTAATAATTGAAACATTGCAGATAAATATCGGTGATGAAGTTCATTATCTCTGTAAAGGGTATGAGGATATTACTGCTGCAACCGAAGGCGGGGATACTGTCACCTTTACCGCCTGTGCTATCGATATCGCATTGCCAGCGAGAAACAGTGATGGTACACAGGATTTGCAGTTTGCCATCAGCAATATAGATGGTGAGGTATCCACGGCTATCAGAATTGCCCTGGACAATCTGAGCGGCGCAACACTGAAATACCGTAATTACATCTCTACCGATCTGAACGCCCCGGCATCAACACCCTACACTCTTGCGGTGAAGTCAGGTTCATGGACCGCGCTTCAGGTGCAGATAAAAGCCGGGTATATGAATATCTTGGACACTGCGTGGCCTCGCTATCGTTACACACTGCCTAACTTCCCCGGATTGCGGTATCTCTCGTAAGGAATTCTTATGTTAAACGTTGATAAATACCTTTCGGTCACGTGGCTGAAGGGCGGAAGGTTATACCCAAATTTAGACTGTTTTGGCATTGTGAATGAAATCAGGAGAGATCTTGGCCTGCCTGTGTGGCCTGAATTTGCCGGCGTGACAAAAGATGATCATGGTTTAGATAAATCAGCGCGTGAGCTGATGATGGGGCTAAGGCGTTGCTCTCCAACCGAGGGGGCAGGTATCGCCTGCTATTCAGGTTCATTGGTAACGCACGTTGCCATTGTCGTGAAGATTGATGGGGTTTTACACGCCGCTGAATGCAATCCGCGCATGAATGTAACGTTTCTTCCACTGACTCGTTTTTCGCGCCGTTTCGTCAAAGTAGAATTTTGGCTATGACTATAAAAATTTATCCATCCCGCCTGCCAGGGGAACCGCTTGAAACTCATCATCATAAGGCCATGACGTTACACCATTGGTTTGCCCGGAACGTGAAGGAATACACGCAGGCCAAAATCCCGCCTTTTGTCGTCGAGATAGCAGGCCGTAATGTGCCCCCTGCGGAATGGGAAGTTTGCGAGTTGACACCTGATTCTGATGTATGCATTTACCCAGTCCCATATGGGACTGGGTTGGAGTTCGCAGCCTGGGCAGCGATTGCTGTTGCTGTGGCGTCTGCCGCTTATTCTATTTTTATGATGTCCAGCCTGGATGCCGGGTCATATACGTCATCAACCGGGAAAAGTTTGGACCTGAATCCCGCTGAGGCCAACTCCGCAAAGCTGGGCAATGCTATACGCGAGGTTTTCGGTCGCACCCGTGTTTATCCGGATTATGTGGTTTCCCCGGTTACCCGTTTTGATGCTACCGACCCTACAATCATGCGCGTCAGTATGCTCATCTGCGTCGGTATGGGTAATTTTGCTTTTACCGATGGTGATATCAGAGTTGGCAACACACCCGCATCATCACTTACAGGCTTCGATTATACGGTGTATCCGCCTGGTACTGACGTGTCCAATGATGATCGCAGTGAAAACTGGTTTTCTTCAACCGAGGTTGGTGGAACATCATCAGGATCCGGTCTTGATATGGCACAAACTGCGCCGAAAGCGGATGACATTATTTCTGACAGCATGACGGTTTCCGGTGCCAGCGTTTCATTCACCGGCCTCGACACCAATGACGACGATGATGCGGACGGTGACGATGAAGCGCTGCCAGACTCATGGGGCGAGGGTGGGGTCGTTGAGATTATTGCACCGACAACCTTTAACGTTAGCTCATCATCTGGCTACAGCGTACTGTCAAGTGATTTCCTCTCTGAAATAAATCCGCATGTTGGTATGCCGGTAACCATGACTTACGGCAGCATCGATTATCAACTGTGCATTGCAAGTTATACGCCATCACAGGAGGCAGTACCGGGCGTTGGCGGGAGTGCGGCATCCATTCAGGCCAGCGCAGCACCGACAACTTATGATTTTTCAACCAGTACAGCCACGTTTGATGTGATCTGGCATGGTACCACTTACACTATATCTCTGATTGCTGACTACGTTACGATGTCCGGCCTGGTTGCGGCCATCACCGAGGCGCTGGGAGGTTCTGGTCTTACCGCGCAGAATAATAGCGGCAGGGTGTTGATTGCGGAGCCATCAAGCCCCTACGCTGGCGGTAGTATTATGGCATCCTCTTTGCCATCAAGTGTGTTCGGTTCATCTCCGGTTAATACATCGGGCGCAACGTCATCCGGTGGCAGCGCCGCCGTAACGGCAAGCGTCACGCTGGCCTACGATAGCGCAACAGGTACAGCATTTACGGGGGTCCCAACAGGCCAGCAGCGCCTGTCTGTATCCCATCGTGGGTATGAGTACCAGATTGTGTCTGTATCCGGTGCAACAACGATAGTACAACGCCTAATAGATGGGATGGTTGACGCGACATGGCCAGGTTTTTCATCCAGGACAATGATCGACTATGAAGCCAGTGGCATCAATGATAACGATACCTGGATGGGTCCATTCTTTGCCTGTCCGGAAAATGAAATCTGTGACACGATCGAGGTTAATTTTTCCTTCCCGAGTGGTATATGCGGCTTTAACAGCAAAGGAAAGAAGCAGAATCGCACTGTTGAATGGGAAATCCAGTATCGCGTATACGGTTCAGGCAGTGGATGGCTTAGCCACACCGGGAAGTATAGCCTAAAGAATATCAACGGGTTGGGATTCACAGAGCGGATTACCCCTCAGGAACCTGGGTTGATCGAGGTTCGTTGCCGCAGACTGAATGAACAGGGGAGTAGCAATGCTCGTGACTCAATGTTTTGGCAGGCTTTGCGCGGGAGACTGCTAAGCAGACCGTCATCCTATGAGGGAGTGACTCTGATGGGTGTCACTGTTGAGTCGGGAGGTAAGCTGGCCGCACAGTCAGACCGCAGGGTTAATGTTGTAGTAACGCGTCAATACGTCACTGGCACTGCTAGGACTATATCGGGTGCACTTCTACATGTTGGTACTTCGCTGGGTCTGGATATGGACGAGGACACCATTGCAGCACTGGAAATTGTCCACTGGACACCGAATGGAGATTGCTTCGATTACTCCGCAGATTCATCCTCATCAGATTCATCGTCTGCCCTCGACGTGCTCCAGAAAATTACCAATGCCGGTAAAAGTTACTTCCTGTTAAATGATGGCCTGGCATCGGTGGGGCTGGAAGGCGTGAAAACATGGACGGGGATTATCAGTCCGCAGGAAACTACAGAACATCTGGAAACGTCATTCTCTGCGCCGTCAGACGATGACTATGGCGGGGTCGATGTCACATACATCAATGGGATTACCTGGGCAGAGGAAACTGTACAGTGCAGGTTGCCAGGCAATCCCACTCCGTCAAAAGTAGAGGCGTATTCTCTTGATGGTGTTCATGATGGGAGCAAAGCCTATCAGATCGGTATGCGCCGCCTGATGAAATATCTGAAGCAACGTTTGACGCATACAGCTACCACTGAGCTTGATACGCTCTGCTATAACGTCGGCGATCGCATAATTCTGACTGACGACATACCGGGTAATAAAACGGTTTCGTGCCTTATTCTGGCGATGAGGACTACGAATGGCATGACGACTTTCAGTGTAAGCGAGTTGCTTGACTGGACGTTTAATAACCCCCGCGCAGTTATCCGATTTCAGGATGGCACCGCATCATCGCTCTTGGTTGCTACTGAGGTGGGTGATTACGAGATTTCTGTTCCGCATCAGTCTGTATTCGATGAGATTGTGCTAAGTAATCCATCAATAGAGCCACCACGGCTGATATTTTGTGACTCATCGCGAGTTGGATACGACGCGCTGATAACTGAGATCTCCCCACAGAGCAGCGGAACATGCCAGGTTACCGCCAAAGAGTACAGCGCATCATTCTACAATTATGACAATGCCACATATCCCGGCGATGTCGCTTAAATAAAAATACTCAAAATAACCCGCTCCGGCGGGTTATTTTATTATGAGGCTATTATGACCACTTATAAAACCGGAAATCAGTTGGGGTCTTCTGCTGCAAAAGATTTATACGACAATGCTCAAAATTTTGATCACCTGTCTCTGGACCAGGTTAACGAAAAATGGCCAGACCGATTAGGAGGCAATCGACTTACCTGGCATGGAATTGAGAAAATGTCCTTACGGGCGATCTCTCAATACGGCTACATCACTGTTGACTCATTCCAAGCGGGTGCTTCAATTACTCTACCAAATCAGGTACTGAGAGATACAACTACAGGGGAATATTATCGTTGGGATGGAGTATTTCCAAAAATTGTTGCGCCAACTTCTACCCCTGATTCCAGTGGTGGAGTTGGAAATGGTAAGTGGCTAAGTGTTGGCGATGCAACGCTACGTGGTAATCTGGCCTCAAAAGAAGAGGGGTTGGGTGCTTATCTGTCTGGGTGGCAGCGAAACTTTTTTTTGGACACTGTTGACAACGTAGCACAATATCTAAATGGCGGAGATATCCAGATTTATGAATATAAGCATCTTTGCGTTGAAAAGTCAGTAAATGGTGAAATTGTGCTTGATTGGGCGCCGGCATTAACTCAGGCATTAATAGATGGTGCAAATAATCGCCGCATTGTTCGTGTTCCAGGTGGTAAATATTATCTATCATCAATGCAAAGGTTCACTAACTTAGATACTTCCGGAACAAATACAGAAATGAGCACCTATTCACTTGTCGGAGATGGCAAAGACAGAACTCTTTTCTACACAGACAGTGCAGAATCAAACTTTTTAAATTTTTATACTTGCAGAGTTTTTTTGCAGGATTTCACCATGTATCGAATTAATGTAACGCTATTGGTGGAAAGTAATGTTTCGCTCTCTTTACTTTCTCTTGGTGATGTAACTAGCGCTAATGGGGCGGTTCGTGGAAGTTTCATCTCTCGTTTAAGGTTAACCCAGACTGGAATTGGATTACAGATTCAGCATGCATGGGATTGTGTTTTTGAAGAGTTGCTAGTGCAGGATTTCGGTGCTGCTGGGATTTATATAAACGCACACGCCTCTGATAATTCAAATAATCTTCTATTTATCAGACTCCAAGTAGAGACATGCAGATATGCATTTGGTGACTTATCAAGAGCTTTTGCCCTTCGTAATGGGACGGGAACCAATAATAGGAACCACGGTATAACGCTGATTGAGCCGCATATCGAACCGGTGAACTGGAGATGCCGTCATTTAGATTTAGCATATCCTTTGCATTTTGAAATTATTAATCCGTTATTAAATAGGAATAATAACAATGTATATTCCAATGCAATTTCTGGAATACCCTCTGTAACTTCCGAAACAGCAGCGCCAGTAATATATATTAATGATGGTGTAAATACTCATATCAGTGGCGGGCAAATAGCACACATAGGCACACAATCGGACTCAGTATCTGCATTAATGAAGTTCGACGGAATAATGAAAGGTTTTACCTTCGATGGTTATATGGATACAGGGAAAGCAACCCGAACAAATCTTTTATCGAGTTTAGATATTAGCGACTGCATTAATGGCATGCGCGAGATTAACTTAAACGGCGCAACATTGAATTCTTTCAGTACAATGCCTTCTGTCGGCAGCAGGCTAAGAGTTACCCCACTTGACAACTTACAGAAGGCGATGGACTTCGTTGGAGAGCAATATATTCCTGATGTGAGTACCGGACTTACTGGAATGGTGTTGAAGCTTATACAGACAAACACCCAGGATCAGTCAACACCAATGACAGATCTCCTGCAGATATATAGCGCCGGATATTTGAGGGTGCAGGGTTACTTGGGCACAAAAATAACAATTGCACCAGGAGCTATTACAGGGTTTGCTGTAGGCGCTGGCGTAACAAACAGGCGTGGCAAGTATGGAATTTATGGCTTAATGAACGATGCTCAACTTGTTTGTGAGTTCTTTAACGTGCCAGGCTTACAACCAACTTCGATTATTACAGGCAGTAGTGTCAACTTATCACAAAATATCCCTGATTCATCTGTAACAGGGAAGTTGTGCATTTATCAGACAGCTTCTAATAATCAATACATTACTTTGGAAAACCGTACGACAGCAACTATCAATGTGTCGGCATTGTTTTGGGCAAGTTAACTAAGGATATACAAATGGCATTATCAAAATATAGCGCCACACGAACTGTGCAAGCCATGAAGATAGAATCAATTCAAGTTAATCCTGATTTTTCAGCTATTTTAACTGATTCTGATGGAACAACCATTATTGTTTCACAGGAATATGTATTAAGAGAGAAGCCAAGCGCAGGAGGGTATTACATGAAGGACTCTGATGGGTTTGAAAGTTATATAATTCGCGATATTTTCGAAGATAATTTTTCGGCATGATGTAAATTGAATCCGCTTCATTAGGATGAGTCGGATTCAATTAATTATCTAGGCCACTGATTTATTTCCCTTATAAAGAAGATTCATAAACCTACTAATTGAATAAGAAGCCAAAAGCGAAATAATCGTTGTAAAAGCAAAAACACTAAACTCACTCTTAAAAATTAACACTGAGATGCTAAGATGTATAAATTGATGAATGTACATTATCAGCATGGATTCTTTACCGGCAAATAGAATTAAATGGTTTTGCATAAATCTAAAAGATGATAGGCGATGTATTAACGTAATTATACTTAATGATACAAGCAGGCTGAAAAATGGAACGCCATAATCAGAAGACTTCATGTTGAATTTCATAAGTTCTGGGCTAATGACTGTAATGTATATTCCAATTGCAGAGATTAATAAAGGAAATATCACATTAATCTTTTTATTAAGTTGCCTGGCTGTAAATCCAATATACATAATAGCAATGGAATAAAAAACAACTCCAACATTAAACGGTAATGGAGTCTTCACAAATGAGCCTAGAATGTAAGATACACATAATGACATAAAAATAAAGAATGCAATAACTTTCCTTTCCATATGTAAAACAAGTAAATTAAGAATTTGCTGACTAATAAAAAACACCGTAATAAACCAAAAAACCCCAAGCCAACCAGTGAGATATTCACCGCCATATATACTCTTCGCTATTATTTTTATAATTATGGATACTGTCACACCTCCATTTATAGCTAGTAAAAGTATCGTCATCATAGTAAATAAAAACATGAATATTAAATATGGAGTCAGTAGTTTTTTTGCTTTTGACAATAAATATACCTTTGGCGCTCTTGGTTTAAATAAATATCCGCCGATGAAGAAAAACAAAGGCATATGGAAAAGGTATATTATTTCAGAAGGTAATCCTGTGAAAACATGACCAGCGATCACTGATAGGATTCCAATGCCCTTGGCACAATCCACCCAATATGTTGATTGCAAGTCATTTTCTTGTTTAAGCAT